CTACTGTTGTTATATTATTACCGCTTATGCTGTATGACGAACCGATCTTATCAGCCGTACTAGCTGCTGAAAGAGATTCAAATTTTACGCTGGATGATATGGAATGATTCATGTCCGCATAAACTGGTGCAGATACAAGTAGTAAAAGAGGAAGTAGCTTTTTCATTTGCTTGCAGCTTTAGGATTCTTATTCTCTACTATAGTATCTTTTTTCTTTTTTATCTGAAAACCTAGTGAAGCTGTGGAAGCTGAAAAAATACTTGCAATAAATGTGGGGTCAAAATCTACAATCTTTTTACCAGATGGTGGTTCATAGTATGAAAGGGATAAAAGTGTTGCCGACCACAAAAGCACGCAAATTTTCACAATAGTTTCAACTCTACTAGGCTCTTGATCTTCCATAAAAGTTAAGATTCTTGTCTAATACTAGCAAAAGAGCTATGTTTGGAAAGTAACACACAAATTACGATGGTAAAAATTCTAAAACCTATTCTTTTAATCTTTATTAAATCTAAAGCAATGAAGAGATTGATAGTGGATCTGTTGAAGGCAATAGCCAAGCAAACAGACAACAGTATAGACGATCAGGCAGTGGAGTTCATAGAAGCCAGAATGTTCCCAGGTTCTACTACAAATCTTCAGTGATATGGAAGATGATGGCTTTATGAAAATGATTCATACGGAACTATCTCCCGAAGCAGAACTAACCATGGAACTTCGATGTAGAGAAGTAATGGCTTGCGAAGATACAGATATACTAAAAGCCTTTTGCATAGACATGATGAAAAACCATGCCAGGGCTGAAGCAGTTTTATCTAAAGCAATGATGAAAGTAATAGAATTAGAAGCAACATTAGCTGTTTTGCAAATAAGGGCAAAAAAAAGTACAGGAATTTATAAAGTTAGATGGTGGTTAGAGCAATTTTATATGCACTTAAAATATAGACATATAACAAAGCGTTATTCACATCGAGCGTAAGCTGCCTGTTGTCTTGAGACTGTCATCTCAGGGTATTGGATCGTTTCCCACCTATGTCCACATTCGTAACATTCCCTTCTACGAATAATTATAAATTTTGAATTTCTTTCAGATCGGACCACTTTCTGATTGCCTAACTTTTTACAGTTCGGACACTCAACCCATGTTATTCTTTTCATTTTTTACTTAGCAGTAGTTTCTAAATCGTCAAGAATACCCTCAACTGTTGTTGCCTTTTCATACAGTTCTTTCATTCTATTTTCAGCTTCTTCAAGTCCACTAAAATACTTGTCCATTTTTTCATCTTCGTGAGCCTGTTCATAGATAGGTTCTAAATAAGTATCAATAGCAGTTCTAACCAAGTGAGATATAGATTTACCTGGTCTGCTAAGACTTTCCAATGCTTTATGCTGAGAAGTTCTAAGCTGAACTGTAGTTCGTATAAGCTTATCCTTTTCAAATAGTGATGATCCTTTAGTGGCCATGTTTTTTAATGTAGTATAGTAGACTGAGGACTTACAGATCAGGTTAGCTTATCCAGTAGTTTATTAGTCAGGGCACTCAACCCCTTTGACCCCCTACTAAATCCTCGATGGGAACTTGTAATATCATTTGTAAAATTGTGGAAATGGAGTATGAGGGTCATGGCTCCCAAGATTACAAAAAAGCAGCGTAACGACCTAATTACCAATTTAGGTTGATCTTGCCTCAGACATTAAACAGACAGCTTACTGTCTGCTATTAATTCTTCCTCAGTAGGTTCTCTGTAGTCACCTGGAAAAGAACCCTCTGTTTTTACCAGATCATAATAAGGAGTTTTTTCAGCTTCTTCCTCAGTAATGGGAATACCAAATAAACCTTTATGCTCTTCGTCCTGATCTAAGACAGTTTTACCGTAGCCATCAAACCACCAACCGACTCTTTCTACATCTACTGGGTAGGCAGAACAGTCTTGTCCGTCATAAATGGTAGGCAGCATAAGGTCAAGAGCTTTTTCATAAGACTCAGCTTCTACTTCAAACACTTCATATAAAGTGCTTTGTGTTTTGATTTTGTAAAGTTTCTTTGTGGTCATGGATAAATTTGAACTTCCTTAAAAGTATAGCAACAAAGTGCCACCACTATGTCATCTGTTACGAAACTTTAACTTTCGGAATTAGCCTTTCTTCCGTCTATTCTTCTTTGTACTGATTCTCTCCACAATAATTCATCTTTTGCCTCTGCTATTTTGTATTCTGCACTAGAAAATTCACGCTCTAATTGATTATAGGCAGCTTCTCTAACCCACGCTGTGCCTTTAATTCCTTTCTTTTCTGCTGCCTTTTCTATAAGTTTTGATCTATGCGGATCTATTAAAACTTGGTAATAATTTTTGTTTCCGTGTTTCAGTGCCATTAAATAAGTCTCTCTTGTACTACTTTACCACCAAAAAGGCAAATCGGCTTTATCAACTTGCTTTTTTACATAATTTTTTCTAGCTTGTTTTCTTTGGCTCGATTTACCTTGATGTACTTCTCTAGCTTTTTTTAGAAAGTCTACAGCCCTGGATAAGTCTCCTGTTCTGGATTTTCTAACTTCAGCATATAGGTCTTGAATTACCTGTACTCTTAAATTCTTTTGCATAGGCAGCAGCCATCACTTCATGGAGTGTCTTATAGTATGCTACCTCAGTATTACTTTGATAACACCAGCCTTTTGTAGTATTTAAGATTCTAACCATTAGTGTGTTTCCTCCCAAGTGTTTCCAACAGATACTTCAGCAACAGCAGGAACTCTACCTAACCATTTTTGTTCTGCATTTTCCATAATATCTTTTAGTTTCCTAGCCCATGCATCAGCAAATTGCTCCTTAACTAAAAGTATTAATTCATCATGTACTGCTGCTGCAATCCTTACTTTATCTTCACCACAGGCTTTAACTTCTGTCCATAAGTTTCCTAATGCACACTTTAATATGGCAGCACCAGCACCCTGGATCGGAGTATTACATCTGACAGTTACTCTGTTAAGATCGCCTTTAAGATACCTACGCATATTCGATAAAGGAATACGAGTCTCGGCCCATTCATTACCATTAGAGTTCTTTGCAATCTGATAATTCTTATTCTGCCAAGCGTGAACGCCTCGGTAAGTACGCAACCAGTTATCACGAACTTTTGTTGCTTCTTCGAGCGTCATCAAAACACCGCTACTACCAGCGTAGTTACGCAAGCCTTCTGCTCCTGCTCCGTAAAGCAAACCAAAGTTAGCTGATTTAGCTATCTGTCTATCACAGCCCATTTGTTCAGCAGTATAGTCATGTAGATCTTCACCTCTTATGAAAGCCTGGATCATATTTTCATCATTGGCTAATGCAGCAGCAAGACGTAACTCCATCTGTGAAAAGTCAGCGTCAACTATCTTCCAGCCTTCTGGAGCCTCTACACATTGTCTGAACTCCGAATCTCTAGGTATCTGTTGGTTGTTTGGTTTGATACTAGACATTCTTCCTGTATCAGCACCTAATTGCATATAGGAGGCTTTGACATAACCCTTATCATCTAGTTTTTCTAGGATACTTGTAATCATTTGTCTACGCTTTTCTGTCTTTTTCCAAACCAGGTAAGTTTGGATTATCTCAGAATCAGCAGCAAAAGATTTCAATGTCTGTCTTGAGGCACTAGGTTTACCAGTAGCATCTACAGGTGGAGTGCCAAGAATTAAGGTAAATTTTTCTAATAGTTGTTTTGGACTATTGATATTGAACCCAGCATACTTTTTAGTACCTAATCTTATGGAGCCTTCGTCTTTCGCACGAAGATTAAATGATCCATCACGTTCTCGTGGTAACTTATCTGTTTCTGGTAAGGCATTATCAAGTTCACGAAGAAACTCTTTAGACATTTCTTTGAGATCATCTTCATAGTCAATGCGTCTTTGCTCAAGTGCAGAACGATTCCAAGGAAGTCCAGTTCTCCACATTTGAGCCATGGCTGGTAAGGCCAGACATTCTAATGTGTATGCCTCCATAAGTTGATCGCTTGATAATTTACGATCTAATATCTGATCTAACTCAAGTAATACTTCTATGTCTTTGGCAGCATATTCAAGTTGAGCCTGACTTAAAACATCAGCACCCCAATGTGATGACTGCTGTTCCTTAGATACATCAATATCTAAATATCTTTTTGCGACATGAGCTAAACCATGCTGAGTTTTTGGTATGCCATTGGTAAGTAGACGACTTGCTAACATACTACATCTGACCTTTCCACGAATATCAATATCGTGTTCCTGGAGCCAGCCAAGATCAAATACTGCATTATGTGCGAGCCAGAATCTAGCACCGTTGGTAAAGAATCTTTGCAAATAATTCCAGTTGTTTTCTGTTAATTCAAAACAGTCTATAACAACTATAGTTTTCAAGGTATAAGAACCGAGTTGAAGCAATCTAAGCTTACCTTTTTCTGGTTGAAGCTGTAGTGTTTCTGTATCAAATGCAAGGCTTGACGCTGCGTGTAGGCGATGCAATTCCTTGATTCCGTAAAATACGGAGTAATCTTGTTGTGTCATGGGTAGCGACAATATATAAGTGTTTGTTATTGTAGTACAATAATAAGTTTATGTCCAGCGTTGTATCTTTTTTTGTAAAGATACACCATCTAAATGTGTGTAAATCAAAACATCTACACCACAGGCAATAGCCTGTAAAACTTCGCTATGAAAATAGTTTTTATCTTCGTAGTCAATCTGGTCAACATCTATAACTCTATTTAAATCGTCATATTTTGTATATCTAACTGAAGCTAATGGAGCTTCTCTTTGAGGTCTATGGCAATAAATTATTACTTTTGTATCTCTCATTTCCAAGCCTTCCATGCGTCTTTATTGCTGCCTCGTGCGGGGGAATATAAATCACCTGTCGCATTGGTAGTAGATTCCTGTTGTGGTAAGGGTTTATCAATGCGACACTTATCTTTTTCCTTTTCCTGTCGCATTGCTTTGTCCGTACCAATGTGACAGCTTTCATTTTTATTTACCTGTCGCATTGCTAAATCGTTGTTATCACTAGGCTTTCCATTCAATGCGACAGATTTTTTGTCTCCCCGCACGAGGATAGCTTTATAGTAGTTAGTGGGTCGACCACCATTCACTGAAGGTTTTTGCTCCCAAACTTGAATTAATCCTCTATCAACTAACCTTTCTAACGATTTTCTGATAGCAGTAACATTACCACCGATTAATGGATCGGCATTAAGATCAATCCTCGATCTAGTTTCTGGATAAACAGTTCTAAGTTTTTCAAGTATGCGATCAATAATCGAAGCAGGAGAAGAATTTTCTACTTTTGGTTTGTAATCTTTTAACTCAAAACTAAGATCACTTAATTGTTTTAAGAGTAAGCAACTACCCATACGACTAAATCTACTTTTTTCAACTCTAATAATTCTTGTATTAGTTCCTAACTGTTCAGATAAATCTTTATCTGGTTTGCTAAGTTTCCAGGTTTCATCTACGGCATCTCTGATAGAACTTGTACCTCTAAATCCACCTTGCTTATTAGCGTGATGGATAACAAGAATAGTTGTAGCAGGAAAACTGTGACCATTGTTATTGGTAAGTCTGTACAAAGGAGATGCAAAGGAACTTTTGTTTTCATCAAACGCCCTACCAGCAGAAGAACCAATTAATGAATCAATTACAACTAATGTTGGTTTGTGTTTTTTGATTAATTGTGCAA